TGGCAAGGCGACGGGCGTTTTGATACGCAGCGCCGGGGATCGCATCGTCATCGCCAATCTTGCTCAAGATATTGTTGAGCTGCTGACGCAGCGGGCCAGCCTCGGCATCTGACAAGATCATCGCCGCATCACGCTCTACCTGCGCCATCGTGTCGAGCAACTTACCAGGCACCTTGACGCGCGTATTCTTGGCAATGTCATCCATCACGCTGCCGATGCGCTGGTCTGCGCGACTCAGCACTTCAGGGATCGCAGCCTCGCCTTGTTCCCCAATGGTCTTGAGCGCGGCACGGTTGAAGGCAGCCTGTCGTGCCTCTTCGCCTTTCTTCATGGCCGATGCAGAGATCGGGTTATCGGTTAGGAATCGCCGCACAGCGCGCAAATTCTCAGAGCCAGCCTCTTCAGCAAGGTCAACTGGTATGCCTTCTGCTTGCAGACGCTTGATGGCCTTTGCAGCCTGCGGCGATGGCTTACTTCGGCTGGGCTGCAACGCGCGGCCAACGCCGCGAGAGATGGCCTGCCCAGCAAGTCCACCAGCAGCGCCAAGGGCGGCGGATGTGGCTCGACTTTCTTTGCCCTGAAGCGGCTGCAATGCGCCTAGTAGGCCGCCTCCAGCAGCCGCGCCAGTAAACGTGGCTGGTGCGGATAGGCCGCGCGCAGCGGCTCCTGCGATACCCGGGACTCGGCCTAGCGCGGCACCGGGAATTAACATTGAGCCGACAGAACCAGCCAAGTATCCGGCCTTGCCTGCGCCGGTTCCCATGAATGCTTCGGACTCAGCAGCACGCTTGGCTTGCTCCTCTCGCAAACCGCGTACCGTCTCAGGCTGCACTAATCCAGCAGCGGCACCCAGTTCGGCACCGAGCTGCTGTGCGCCAAAGCCGATGTCTTTGACCGACTGCAAGGCGCCACGCCCAAAAGCCTCAAGGCCGCCCATTTCTGGCTCTTTCTGTGCCGGCGCAGCTTGCTGGATTCTTGCTCTAGCTCTTGCTCGCGCAATTGCTTGCTGCTGCTCTTTGGTCAACTCTGCCATGTTTGGCTCCTAATTATTGGAACAGTGCACGTTCAGCAGGGGTCATCAAGCTCCACTCTTCTGCTGTAACGCCGTCTGGAATTGACTCTGGATTGACAGAAATACCTCTAGAAGCGCGTACCTGCTCCTTGAGGCTAGCAATAATTTCTTTATTGTTCTCTTTGCTTTGTCCGAGTTCTGGAAGTTGGAGGCCATACTGACGCTGCTCGTAATCAGACAACGTACCCTCTCCAGGTATTCGCAATGCAGCGCGAATAGCCCCAGAAAGTTGCTGCCGATACGACTCAAAGAGGCGAGCATCTTTTGAGTCGAATATCCGACTCATTGCTCCGGTGACTCCAAGCGGGCCGCCTGTTTTAACCTCATCAAGCTGCTTTTCAATGCGGTTTGCGATCGCATCGACACGACCAAGAATCTTGTCACCGGCCGCAAGCGCAGCTCTTTCTGCCGCAGGAACAGACGACAGTACCCTGAGTTCCCCGGTTACTGCATTGCGCTGCAGCACAGTGCCTTTCGGAAATCCAAGCGCCTCAACTTGCGCTCCTTGAACAACATCGAACCTTGTTCCGGCAGAAGCGACAGTAGGCTCTCTTACGATATCCAATGTTCCATCTGCCTTCCTTTGGACAACAGTCCCTGCAGGAAGCCGAAGAGCGGCAACTTCTTTTGGAGTTAAGTCTCTAACCTGCGCCTCTTGCGGCTTTGAAAATGCTCCAGTCAGCGGATTGTAAACAGCGCCGCCAACAGTTCTTCCGGTTACGCCTTCTTGCGCCAGTGTAAAAAGGTTTGGCGCGGCAGCGGCAACATCACGCCCTGCCTGCGTTCCGTACATACGCGCCAAGGCTTCCCGCGGGTCTTGCCGATATTGCGACTGAATGGCAACAGGGCCAAGGCCGCTTTCGTCCTCGCCCATGTCGGCAGGGGCAGCAGGAGCGCCGCCAAAGAGACGGCCAGTGATTCTGCCAATCTCGTCCTCTGCGGCCTTTTGACGGCCTTGCAGGCGCTTCTTCTCAAGCCGCGCGCCAGCCATCTCTGCCACTCCGGTAAGCCCCTGAGTCGGCGTGGTGCCACGCGCCATGGCGTCGAATACGGCGCTCATGCCCTGCCGGCGTATTTGCTTGCGCTCTTCTGCGGAAAGCTGCGAAAGGTCTTCCCCGAGCAATCCACCGATGTAGCTCTCGAGGTTTTCCCCGGCACGCTTGGCGCCGCGCTTAAAAATATCAAGAAGTCCCATATTATTCCCCTAACAAACCGCCGCGAACTTTGCGACCGCCGTACATAGAAAAGAAACCGCCATACATATCTTGCGGGCTGTATTTCGGCATCTTCGCCAACTTACCCTCTGGTATGAGTTTCTGATTGATCTCGGCGCCATCTTCATCTTCAGCGCCAATGCCGCCAGAGAGCTGCTTGAGCACCTCTAGCGCCTTATTCTTGCCAGACTTCTTGCTCGCAGCGGCCTGCCGCATGAAAGGATTAGTTTCACCGGAAAAGACCGTTGGCGCGTTTCTGTCCCCGCCGATCATGCCTTGCCCCTACCCTTCTTTTCGATCTTGGAGTCAAGCTCCTTGATAGCCTCTGTAAGCAGGCCAATCATCTTGGTCGTGTCAACATTACGCATACCATTGCGGTCACGGCGAATGGCGTCCGGCATCACCTTCTCAACGTCCTGCGCAGACACGCTCATGTCCTTGCCATAGCCGTCCTGTCCATTCTCCTCAGCATCATCCTTGTAATCATCCTCCCACTCAAACTCAATGCCCTTGAGGCGATTGACCTTATCGAGCGGGTTCTTGATGCCCTTCATGTTTTTCTTCATGCGCTCATCTGAGAAGAACGGCGCTGCAATCGAGGCCACCTGCCCAGCGATCTGCAACGGGCTGGCACGCTGAGTGCTCGTCGTGCTCGTCTGCTGATTAATCGGCGCCGCCGCGATCGCACCCTGCCGAATCGCAAGCTGCTGGAGCGGATACTGTAATCGACGGTCGAACTCAGCACGCTGTGCGTTCATCAACTGCTGCGCGAGCTGTTGCTGAGCCGTGCCTAGCCCCATCATCGCCTGAGCGGCACCGTAGCGGTTCTGGAGCGCCTGCTGCCCAAGCCCAGCCAACTGCTGCGCCGCGCCGACGCGGAACTGCGCGCCCTGCAAACCGGCCTGCTGGTTGGCAAGCCCCGCGCGCATTCCCTGCTCCACGTTAAACTGCTGCGCGCCAAGCCCCATCTGTTGCGCCTGCTGCTGCGCTGCCTGGTTGGCAAGGTTCGCCTGCTGCTGAAGCGCCACGTCGGACTGGCGTAACTGCGCAGCCTGCTGGAAGCCTTGCGATCGCTGCTCGGCAAGGAATCGGTTGCGCTCACGCGCCGCCTCACCGGCTGCGATACCCTCTTGGATGGCTGCTCGAGAGCCGCCGAAGGCGCGAGCCGAGGCAGCACGCTGCTGGCGCTGCTGACGCGCCAACTCATTCTGCCGGCTGATGTCTTGCAAGCCAACGTCGATCACGCCTTGCTGGTACGGGTTCATGTACTGCCCGAGCGAGGCGTCAGTGAACTGCGCAGCACGAGCCATGGGCGCTTCAAACTCAGTCTTGACTTGTCCCGCCCTGACCGCTGCCGGCTGGAAGCCCAAGGCCGCCTGCGTGGCACGAGCGGCTTGCTCGACCTCTGGCACGAAGCCACCCTGCGAGGCGATGCCGCGCGTCATCTGCTCACCCGTCATGTAGTCTCGGGTGAACGGCGCGACCATCGGGCCACGATAAGCTTGGAACGGAATCGCCGCGACTTGTTCGGCTAGCTGCAAGTTTTGCAGTGACTCGCCGTATACACGCGGGTCGAAGGAGGTTGAGGAAGTCTGCTGACTCTTAGATTTAGTTAAGCTTCCCATAATTTTTTCTCAAGCACCACGGCGGTGCGTCTGTAGCCATCCAACGCCCGCTCCCACCCGGGGCGGCCCATAATTAACATCGTGTCGCATTTGATGTGTTTTGCCCAATTCTCAACAACCGGGCGAATGACATTATCAATCTCTTTCAAATCCCCAGCGCCAATCACCACAGTCAACTGCTTGATCTGCGGGAAGACGTCAATCGTCGTAATCACACAAGAGTTTTCTGAAGACCAGAACTGGAACTCCCCACTCTTGATGTAGTCGAGCACGTCGTTAAATTTCATCTGCCCGTGTCCATACGCTAAGGCTCGCTCTATAGGCTCACGAAACTTAGTGACGTGCTCGAGTCCTTCGATCTCATCTTGCTCCATCATCGCAGTCCACCCGGTACAGCATCGAGCCGCATCGTGCCAACGCGCCAATCTGTAGCAGGAGAGGTGCCCGTAATGCGCATCTCAATTTGACGGCCTGTGAATCTGACCGGGGTATAGATTGAGTCAATTGTGTAACTCTTGGTCGTCTCAGAACCGCTCGGCGCAAACTTGGAAATGAACTGCAAACTCACAGAGCCTTGCGTGTTCTCATCGGCAATCAACTGCTTGGCGACCAAGAGCCGCTCACCATCACCCAACTCAATGGGGCCAGAGCGCGCAAAAGGCGCTGCGCCGTCGTAACTGACGCCTACCTCGTGCTCGTACACGAATCCATCCGGCGACACCATGATCGGGTAGCTGAAGACACCACGATCAGTGCCCGCCGTGCGGGCCAGGCTACCTATTGACCAATGCTGCTCACGATAATTGTAAATTACATACGAGTCACATTCGACGTTGCTAGAACTCGGGTAGAACCACCACACTTCGCCATACTGATTATTCGCCACGGCGTAGACTTTAGAGCGTTGCGTCTGCGAGATGCTGTTCGTAAGGTAGTCGAGCACATCACACTTGATTGGGCGCACGAAGCCGTCGTAGGTGAAGAAACCCGAGGGCGACCACCAATACGCGACCGACTCCACCGCCGCGACGGCTTGCGCGCTAATCACGCCACAGCCCGTCGCAAGGCGCTCAAAGCCGTAGACATACGGCGGCCCCTGGTACTGCGCCGAGTGTACGTCCACGTCGGTGAAGATCAAGTTGATACCGCGCAGACGCTTGCCCGCTACGATCGAACCGTTCGTCTCAAGCTCTTGGTCGCCGGCTTGGTTCTCGATGGCAGGCGCCCAGGTGTTGTTGTCTTCCTGATCCGACCACGCGACCTTGCGACCATTGCTGTCGGCGCCGAGCGCGAACACGAATCGCTCGGCGGTCACAAGTACGCCCTTATTCCCGGTCGGCGCGTTGGAGAGCAGCACGGCATCGTTTGCCGTGTTCAAGTCCCACTCGTAAATCTTGCCGTCCTTGCTCGCGCAGGCCAGCAGATACTCGCCCCAAGTGTCGAGGCTCCACGTCGTTGCAGGCGTTACCGTGCCGCTATCGGCTCGGGCGGTTCCGTAGGCGAAGAGGCCATAACCACCACCGCCATACCCAAGGTTTAGGATGGCGTCCTGATCGCCCACCGTGTAGCCGGCTGGGGTGATGTCAGTCAACGTGCCGGATTCAGACATGGCGTAAAGATTGCTATGCGTGCCAATGCCAATGAAACGCACGTTGGAGTTGTTGCGCCACGCGATCAGGCCACGGCAGAGTCCAGAGAACGCCGTGTTAGATCGCTTACGCCACCCGCCCACCGGGCGCATCGTGTTTTCATACCAGCGCACAAGGCTGGCGTCACGCCAGCGGCCCTTGCTCTGGTAGTCGGTGCCGTTACGATAAACGCCCGGCTGGATGTTGAGCGGAATCAACGCCAAGGCGTTACTCCTTTACAGGTAAAACAAAACCCTTAACGAACACAACCAAGACCGTGATGGCGGCGGCGATGCCGGCAAGCCACTTGATGAAGGCCACTAAGTTCTCTGCCGTTGACCACGCATCAGCGAGCTTCTTCAGGTCGCACTTCACCTCAGCCATGTCGCTCTGCAAGAGTTCCATGTCCTTTCTCAGCAAGGCTAGTTCCACGGTCTGATCTTGCTCTGACATATCACGCTTCCTTCTGCTCCGGCTTCGGCAAATGCGGCTCTACTTGGCTTTTCAGTTTTTCAAACAGCGGCCACGCGCCTTGGCTCGTCGGGAGTGACCCGATCAAGTTCGTGATGGCGACGGCTTCTTCAAGCGAGAGTTTCAGTTCAACGTCGGACATGGTTATTTAGTCTCCAGAGCGGCTACTTTTGCCTCAAGTTGTTCAATACGCGCCATGGCTTCTTGTAGGGCTTTAACTGCCTTCATGTAAAGGATGGAGTATTTTACAGATTTGGTAGTCGTACCAAGGTCATTGCCGCCTATGTCACGATCTACCGACTCTTCAACAAGCCCCGGTGAAATTGTTTCAAGTTCCTGTGCAATAACGCCAATTTGTAACGCCTCGTCCGGCTTGTCCTTAAAGCGATATTTTCTGACGCGCAGATTCTTGATGTCATCCCATTGAGAAGATGCATCTACAATGTCTTGCTTTAATTTATAATCGGAAATTGCACCGTATGAACCGTTTGTGTTTTCGCAGTTTCCACTTCCGCGAACAATTAACGAATTTCCAGACGTACCAAAAAATCTAGCAATTACACCTGATGACAACATCCCTGTTCCGCCATCAACAGCTAATGTTGATGCAGGACTCGTCGTCCCGATGCCGAGGTTGCCGGAGGAGTCAATAACCATCCTCGTCAAATCACCAGCAGTCGCATCATAAATCTGGAAAAATCCAGAGTTTGCGCTGTTTATCCCAAACGTGCGGCCAGTTGAAGCAGTTGAATTACCGAGAAATACCGTTGGTGCCGCTGCGCCACTAAAACCTGTTCCAGTAAAACTTCCTGCGCCAGCCACGCTTAATTTAACTGACGGACTGCTCGTCCCGAGGCCGAGGTTGCCGGAGGAGTCAAGGGTCATACGAGTCGTGCCGGAAACCGTCGTGTTGTTTGCAGCAGTCAACCAAAAATGTCCGGTCGCTGCGTTTTGAGAGGATGACCCACCACCATAGTAAATTTCGTTTACGGTGGAAGTGCTGTATGGATAGAGCACCAAGAAGTTTTCTTCAGAATTGGTATAGTGCCTGACGACCAGTTTTGCTTCTTTGGTTGTTGCATTGGTTGCATTAGTGGACAAACTAAGTTGCCCTTCTGC